CCAAGCCGTTAACATCGGCCACAACGGATACCTGTTCCATCCGACATACCCGACGAAGTTTTTCCGCGCGACGAACTTTGGCACCTCGTTCGCCGACGCCAAGAACTTCGGCACCGGCACCGCCTACACGTTCTCTCACTGCACGCCCGTTATCTGCTACGGTCCCGGCAACGCAGCATTCGGCACCACCGGGTGCCCGTCGTTTTGCACTGACCCCGACAACACACTGCGCGTCCAAGTCCAGGGGCGGCTGATCGGTTACTACGGCAACATCCTCATCTACTGCCGCATCAACAACGGCGCCTATCAGCCTCTCGCCTCCAGATACTCGCGAGACGGCGACGACGCAGTCGTCGACTGCGTGCGCGGCCTGACGGGCGTCAGCTTGACGTCGAAGGTCGAATTCTTTGTCGCTCCCGCAAACGGCGCCGGTGATGCCACCGCAGGCGTCACCTGCCGCTACGAGATCGACGTGATGGTTTTCAACTGGTGACCCCATGATTAAGCGCACCTTCGCTGACGTGAAAGAGGAGCTGCGTCGGGTCGCCGGCCAGACGGGACTCGTCGTCGACGACGCACGCCTGAAGGTTGCGGTCAACCTTACCCAGGAGCGCCTCTGCACGCTCGGCGAGTGGCCTTATCAGTATGCGAGAGTGAAGTTCTGTCAGTTCGGCGGCGTCGTTGCTCTCCCGACCCAGTACGAGGCGATCGTCCACAGCACGATCAACCGTGAGCCGGTTGAAGTGCAGCCGCCTTGGTTTGAGTTCTTGGAGTACGGTCCTGGCCCGTATCAGAAAAGCGACTGGGCGAACTACGGTCTCGACCTCGGTGAGCACCCCGTAATTCTGCAGCCCTGTGCCGGCGGCGCAACGCTCCGCATCACCTCGACGGACGGCGACGATGACGGCACGGTCCTCGTCAAGGGGTACGACGTGAACCAGGTCGCCCAAGCGGTGACGTTCACTCTCCCCGACGCGACGAGCGCGGTGAAGTGGTCTAGGATTACTCAGGTCGTGAAGCCCAAGACTCAGGGCGACGTGGTCATCACGATGACCGACCGTAACGGTCGGCAGACCGTCGCTGCGGATTACCGGGCGCGCGACATAAACCCCACCTTTCGTTGCTACCGATTCACCGCGATCGCCGACGACCAGACAAAGACGGTCGACGCGATCGTCCGCCGACGGCTGTTCGACATCGACTCAGACACCGATGAGATGTTCGTCACGAATCTTGGCGCCCTGCGCCTCGGGGTGAAGGCGGTCGCGCTCCTGGACAAGGGTGACCTGCAGGCGAGCGAGGCGGCGTTTGCCGCGGCCGCCCAGATCCTCCGGGACGAAACGCATCTGTACCGGGCCAGCCGACAGCCGGCGCCCGTCAACGTCTCGCGAGTCGCTTCGATGACGGAGCGCAACGACATCTTCTAACCGATGCCCACGACCGAGGGATGGCTCGCCGATACCCAGGCCACCGTAGTCGACGGCATGAACCGCGGCCGGGAGCCTGAGCTCCTGTCCGAACAGCAGGCGCACCTGCTGCGCAATGTCTCGATCCGCGGCGGCCGCGTCCGCTCGCGCCCGCGCATCGTGAAGCGCATGACGATCCCGACCGGGTTCATGCAGGGCGCGAAGGTGTTCGAGGCGGCGGGAAAGATCATCAGTGCGGTCAACGGCCGCGTGCATGAGATCGACCCGCAGACCTGGGCGTCGACCGAGCTGACTGGGTCCGATGTCAACTCAGCCAAGCAGCCCCGCGTCTTTATGTGCGAGACGCCCGGATCCCTGGTCATCCAGGACGGGCAATCCAAGCCTTTCATCTACGACGGCGCCACGTTCCGTCGGGCTCGCAAGAACGAGGTGCCGGTCGGCACCGCGATGGCTTTCGGCAACGGCCGCCTGGCGGTCGCGGTGAATGCTGGCTACGACGTCCGGATCGGCGACATCCGCCAGCCTGAGCACCAGAGCGAGCTCAAGTTCACCGAGACCTACAATCTGACGGGCGGCGGCGACTTCTCGTTCTCCTCGCCCGTGCGCGCCCTCGCGGTCCTACCCGTCGTCGACACCGGCTCCGGCCAGGGTGTGATGATCGTGGGCTGCGACAACGCGGTTCACACGCTCAAGACGCAGATCACCCAGCGCGACCTCTGGAGCGAGGTCGGCTTCCAGACCTTCCTCTTCCCCACCCGCGGCATCTCCGGCGCGAACGCCGTCGTCGCGGTCAACCAGGACTTGTACTTTCGCAGTAGTGACGGACTGCGATCCGTCCGCACCTCCACAGCCGACTATAATGCCCCGGGACTGGCACCGTTGTCCGTGGAGGTGCGGCACCGCTTTGACTACGACACGCCGTTCCTGCTCAAGGACGCGAGCGTCGTCTACTTCGACAACCGACTGCTGGTCACCCACAGCCCGTTCATCTACGGGCCGCGGGCGCTGTACCAGGGGCTGATCGCGTTCAACTTCGATTCCCTGTCCGGCCGCGGCGACAAGATGCCGCCGGCGTTTGACGGCGAGTGGGACGGCATCGTGATCGCCGAGGTCTTCACCGGAAAGCTGAACGGCACCGAGCGGTGCTTCATCCTCGGTCGCGACGTCGCCGGCGTGAACGGTCTCTGGGAAATTCTCCCGGAGACGGCAGTGCAGACCGGCGACGAACCGGGTCAGGCTTTTGAGTCCCGGATGTACTTTGGCGACTCCCCGGGCACCCTAAAGAACCTTCGCCGCTGTGACGTGCAGTTCTCGGACATCCGCGGCGGCCTGAACGTCCGCGTCTTCTTCCGGCCGGCCAAGTACCCGTACTGGGTCAGGTGGGACCAGTTTTCCGTTTCAAACCCGCCGGCGCAGGTGTGGGGCCGAGTTTTCCCGCAGCACCGGACCCTCCTGTCGACCAGGACGGCCCCGGAGTACGTCGACCCGACCACCGGGCGCCTGATCGCCTGTTCGACGGGATTCCAGGTGCGGGTGGAGTGGGATGGCTTCGCCCGCCTGGACTACCTGCAGCTCTTCCAAGAGCGGGTCTCCATGCTCCCGTATGCCGACAACCCGGCACCCGGGATCCAGCAGGACGTGGTCACCGTGCCCACCTGGGCCGAGTCTCCGGCGTTCTGGTACACCCACCCCGTGTCCCCCTTGGCCGGAACCTCCTGATTCGCTATACCTGACTCGTCCCCATGCCGAACATCGCTCTACAGCCCGCCACCGCTCCGGTCGATGCGCCGTTCCCGCCGGCCTCGGCGCAGGCGCTGCTCAACTTCGTTGCTGCGTACACGCAGGTGTCGGGGCTCGAGACCCTGTCCGGCATCATCACCGGCACGACCACGCCGCCGGCGAGCGATCGCGACAAGGTGTGGCTGAAGCTCGACCCCGCGTCGATGCGGGCCTTGGGGCTGTTCACGTTCAACGGTGGTGAGTGGGTGTCGACCCCGATTGCGCCGGAGATCGGCGACGATCCGACCGCGAACCCGCAGGTAGGTGAGCTGTTCTTCAACACGAAGTACGGAGCCCTCCAGGTGTTCGACGGTTCGCAGTGGACCTCCAATCTCCTGCCGGCAGGCACCACGGCATCCCGGCCGACGGATGTCCCGGTGCACTACCTTTATTTCGACACCGACATCGGCCGGATGCTGCGATACACTTCGGCGGGCTGGACGACTCTCGACGGCGCCGTGGGCGACATCAAGATGGTCGACACGACCGACCTCGAGGATGCGCTTACGAAGAATCCGGGCTGGTCTGAGTTCGCGCCGATGGCGGGGAAGTTCCCGATCGGCGCGTCGACGGACTACGGCGCATCAACCGAGGGTGGCCGGGACTCGATCTCATGGAGCGCGAAGGGTACCAGTGCTGCCGGCGGCAGCCGCGAGTCGCCTGGCATCGGCGCAATCAGCATCGACGGCACAGAGATCGCCTCGCGTGCGCAGCTGAACAACACGCCGACTACTCTCGACAGCGCATCGTTTAAGATCCTCCCGCCGTACCGCGCGTTGATCTTCCTCCGAAAGGACTACTAACATGGCGCCCCTCGTCGCAGCCGCTGCCATCCAAGCTGGTGGCTCCATTCTCGGATCCATCCTCGGCCGCCAGAAGGCGCCGAAACAGGCCGAGTACAAGCCCGTCGACCCGAACGCGGTCGCGAAGCAGACGATCGCCGGCAACCTCCAAAACTTCGACGCCGCGTCGGAGCTCGCCGGCAAGACGAACGAGTTCGACCAATCGCAGGCCACCTCGCTCCTCGAGCAGGCGATGCCTGGCTTCTCTGCGATGCAGAAGAAGATGATGTCGATGGTGGACGAGGATCTCGCCTCGCAGAACAGCCTGCCGCAGGACGTGAAGGACCAGATCGCGCGCTTCGCTGCGGAGAAGGGCGTGTCGCGCGGGACGAGTGGCGGCTTCAACGGGTTCAACCTGGTCAAAGACTTTGGCTTCAACTTGCTCGACTGGCGCAACGCCGCGCGTGCACGCGCGATGAACACGCTGTCGACGGTGTACGGTATGACGCCGCGGGTGAACCCGATGTCGCCGATGGCGATGATGGTCGACCCGAACACGGCGATCAACGTGCAGGGCCAGAACAACCAGATGGCGTACAACGTCCAGCAGGCCGGGTACAACGCCCAGGCGGCGGCGAGCAACTACAACCGGATGCTGCTGGCGGGTACGGTCAGCAACATGGCGAATGCTGCCGCGATGCCTTCTCAGATGAAGGGATACGAGCAGATGGGCCTTTTCGGTAAGCCGAGCACTTCGAGCGGCGCTAACAAAACCTACGGACCCGTCCAATAATGCCCTTCGCCGAATTTCAACCCGGCAACGCCGGCCTCGCTCTCCCGCAGTACCAGTTTCAGACCGGGCTCCAGACGATGGAGGCTGGGATGTCGATGATGGACCGTGCGCAGCGCCGCAAGTTCGCGGAGCAGGAGATGAACATGAAGCGGGAGCAGCACGCCGCCGCGATGGTGACGAGTGACCTTCAGCAGAAGTCGATGACGGCAGAGATTGCGCTCAACGACATCAAGCTGAAGGACGCCGAGCGCACGACCAGCGAGATGGCTTCGCTGCGTGAGCAGTACAAGACTGTCGCCCCGCAGATCGCCGCATCGCTCGACGTGATCGCGAAGACCGCGAACCCGCGCGAGCAGCGCCGCCTGTTCAACCAGCTGCAGTCGCAGGCCGCCGTTTTCTATCGGGATCCGAACCTGAAGACCGTCCTCGACAAGCAGTTCGCTGCGGTAGGCGAGACGATCACTGCCAACGAGTCGTTCAATTTGGCCGACGCCGTCTCCAACGGCCGCACCGCCCCGTCCCGGCAGGAAGCCCTGGCCCTATTCCCGGGCGAGAAGATCGAGTACGCCGTCGACCCGGGATCCGGGGTGCCTGTCTACGTTGCGTCCGGCAAGCCGGATCCCACGATGGAGCGCAAGGCGCTCAACCTGCTGACGATTGCCGCGTCCTCTGGTGACCCGGAGAAGATCAACGAGCTTTTGAAGAATCCCCTCGTCGACGCCATGATGGGTGTACCTGGCAGCACCGTCCCGCGGATGTTCTACGAGTCCATGCAGTCCGCTGCCGCGCTGCAGCTGAAGCGGGCGACCGCCACCCGCGCCGTGAGGGACCAGGATATGCAGGAGGACAAGTTTGAGCGGGAGCAGGATGCGCTCACTGCGTCCGGATACTCGGGTCGGGCGAAGACGGAGCAGGAAGCCTCCAAGTTCCGCACAACTCAATCTGAGTTCGGCAGCGTTCTCAACGGCATCGGTGAGGTTCGCCGGCTGGGCAAGGAGTACCTGAACAAGAGCTGGGCCGAGAACCCGATCGAGAAAACTCGTCTCCGGTCCCTGGCCGCCCAGCAGGTCGGCATGATCGTCGGCGCCCTGCGTCTGCCGATCACCGGCCCTGGCGTGATGACCGCCGAGGAGCGCAAGTTCATCGAGGAGCTGAACGGTAACCCGACGCGGATCTTCTCTTTGAGCAAGACCGAGTTCGCGCTGCTCGACAGCATGGAGCGCAAGTTCAACGAGAACCTCGA